GAGGGCTGTTTCACCTATTGTTACATTGTTTCTTACATAAAAGTCTTTTGCATAAGCATTTGAACCATTTACTAGTTCTGCACCTGTTCCGGCACTCATAGTGAGTGGCCCAGTTGCTATCATTGAGCCAAATGTTACATTAGCATTTGCTGGTGATGTTGTAGGAACAGTATCTGCAACTAAATTCTGACATGCCTCATCTGAATATAACAGATAATAACTGTATGATGTAGATTTTCTTGTGTAGAATATGTTGTCACTTGTTATACTGCCATTAGATAATGGGTTGTTTGCATCTGTATCCTGGAAGAACACTTTTGTTCCGTTAGGTAAGAATGGATCTACAGCATTATCGAATTTGAAATAAACAAATCCAGATGTTAAATACTGAGTAATAGGTAATGTTACGTTACCACCACTAAATCTGTCACCTTCCAGTCTTTTATCTGTAATAATGCTACTGGATAATGCATTTAGATTTACTGTAGAGGCTTGGTTGGTGCTGTTACCTATAAAGATACTGTTTGCGTTTAAGTTAGGTGTTGCATTTGTTCTGAATGCACCCTGAACTAATATGTGATTAGCACTTACTACTTTACCTATCTTTTGTATAAGGCCTGTTTCACCTGTGGGTTTACTTGTTGTTAAATCACCTGGTGTATTGCTTATGTATAAATCTGCGCCTAAAGAATAACCATGTGAACTACTATTCATTGTACCTGATGTAACTACTTGTCCTACTGCGGCATCGGCTATGTTTTCTCTTACTATACCTAATGCTGGCATTTTTGTGGGATCATCATTTTCTGCAAGATCTACTACTGGATTATCTCCAATATTTCCACCTGTAAGATATACTGCTTGACCTTTGTTTATTGTAGATCCTGTGTTATTGTAAACATTAGTTACAACAGCACCGTCTAAATCACCTTCAAAGAATGCTGTGGTAGATATGTTTGCTGTAGCATCTAGACCATTCGATTCTATAAATGCTTGGGCTTGGGCGTTAGTTAATCCAAATGATGTTAAGTCAGGTGGTGTATATGTAAATACACCCGTACCATTATCATAACTTAACGTTCCTGAGCCACTTGCACTGGCCTGTGTTACACTTAAATTTGTGTATCCTATAAGATCTTGATATGTGCTACCATCATTGCTAAATTGCCATTTATCATCTGTTTCATTCCATCTTAAGACAGTATTACTACCTGCAACTGGTCTGTTTGCTATAATTTCTACAGTTGCATCTGTTGCCGCATTGGCGTTGAGTGTAATCTTTTGATCTGTCACATAAAGGTCAGAAACATTTCTATAATTGAGATTGCCATCTACCTCTATGCTACCTGTAACATTTATATTACCTGTAAAGTTATGTGTTTGAGTTGCACTATTACCAAATGTTACTACGCCTGTAGTAGATATATTGCTATCACTAGTTATAGTGTTAGTCATTGCCAAGCCATTTTCTTGTATAAATGTCTGTACTTGAGTATTTGATGTTTCAGGTAAATTAGTTAATTGTGATCCATCACCATAATAATACTGCTGATAACCTAGGTGAATGCCTGAATTATTCATTGTAATATTACTTAATATTGTGTCGTCGTGTATAGCACCAGATCTAAATGTAATATTTCCCACGCTTCTTATATCTAATATATCAGTACCTGTGTATGCATTCACTCGATTAGCATCGCTAGTTATACTTGGGTATCGAGCAACGTTACCGGTATTATAAATGAATCCTGTATGTAAAATACCTCCAACATTATTTGCCTGTGGAGATTGTCCATCAAAATCTCCTGATACACTAGGATTCATAACTAAGTAGACATTGCTAATTCCACTAGTATCAGACAGACCTCTATGTCCTGTACTCCATGTATTTAAAGAACCACCCTGTTGTGTAACTGAACGGCCTATTGCTTTACCTAATGTATACTCGTTAGGATCTCCATTTATATGATAAAAGCTTGTTCCTACAGGACCATCAAATTTTATACTATCTATTTTGCGAATGTTTATATTAGACATTGTGGCATTAGTGCCAAATAGTGGTTGGGTACCTACTATTACATCACCACTACTGTTAGTTAAGTTAATTGTTCCAAATGTTCCTGTGCCTGCCACCTGATCTGATGTAATAATATTATTACAAGTAATATTAGCCGTTGTAACTATATTGCCTGTTAAATTTGTTAAAGCACCTGTATAACCAGTAATTCTAGCATTTACTCTACTATCTGTGTAATATAAGTTGTTGCCTTCAGATAAATTAGTTGTTGATTGTGTTGCTAACCAGGTATTTGCTTGATCTGTTGTAAAAAAGAAATTAGTACTGCCATCTGTTATTGCATCGGCAGTTAGTGTTTGATTACTTCCTAATAATAGTGTATCATTTACACCAGTTGTGGTGTTGTTTATAGTTATAGGATTATTAGAATTAAATGTACTTGTATCAAATGATATATCACCTGTTGTACTATTATATAGAACTGGTGACGTAGCACTTAAGGCAGATCTTATTTCTGAATTACTTGTGATACTAGCATCACCTACTATTATATTGCTTGTGGTACTACTTACAGATACATTAACATTATCAGAGCTAACTGAAACATTAGGCTCTGTAACACTTACGGTTATATTTGCTAAAGCCATTATGTTCTCCTTATGTTAATGAAACAAATGATGTGTCTGCTAATATATTTCCTATTGCTTTGTCACCTGGTTTATATCTGTCGATTACTGCCCATCTATGAGCCTCTGTGGTATTTGGTGTTACACCAGTATTTGTCCATGCTACTGAGAACACGGTTATAGGTACGTTTGTACGAGCATCTGGCATTAAAACATTACTAGGATTTAAATTAGACGGCATTGTGATATTTACTGTGCCTGCTGAATTATCTCTATTACTTACATTTGCCACATCTACATCAACATTTGCAAAATACCCTAAAACAGTACTTGTTGTAAAGTTAGGTTGTCCGTCTGATGTATTATAAGTTAAGGTATCTACAACTAATGTTTGTGCATCTAATTCAAAAGTGTAATTAGATATATCTACACCAAAATTGTATGTAAATGTTTTTTGCTCAGAACTGAATTTTTCTATGACCTGAACATTGTCTGAACCGCCAATGTAATTTTTAAATGATAAGAGTCTTCCACTCATGCTCGCCTCCTTTTGGAACTTGCTATATGCGTGTTCGCATATAACCTAAAATTGTAGTACTATTTATCCTTTTCTGCAGATTTACTATGACGGTTTACTGGGCCAAGTAACACTATCTTTATCTGTTACGTTGGGATAATTGCTGGGTAAATCTCTCAATGCTTGTCTGTATGTTGCCCATTCGGCTTTTTTGCTGTCTGACAGTGGTGCATCTGTTGTTTGTGTCCAATCACAACTGATTAAATCTGCTTTGCGTTTTTCTCTGAGCCAGTGATTAAGGTCTTCTGTTTGTGGATTATCTACTATCTGCAATGTTTCTAAATCAACACGTTTATTCTGTATATCTGTTGTAAACGCATCGATACTTGCCTGATCAGTGTGTTTTGCTAATCTTCTGGCTAATAAATCATCGCTCATATTCCTGCAAATTATTATACTGCCAGTATTACTGTTATATATTGTTCTATACATTATTTTTCACCCTTTGTAACTCTCAAGAACTGATATCCCATATTTGCAAATCCTCTAAATGCTGGAGTTGTATTTAAATCATTAAATCCTTCTAATTTAATTGTTGCATTAGCAGGAGTCATATCATCTGCGGCACCACCTGATCCTGTTATAGTTAATGGCATTTTTTTAGCCAATGCTACACTTGTGGGCGGATTACCGTCTGGTATATTTGTAAAGCTCATACTGGTTGATATGCTTTGTGTATGTGTTGCTGTGGCATTTGCCCATACAACATCTACATTACCTCGCATACCATAGTTATAACTAGTACCAGTTGCTGTTCCTACTGGTTGTCCTACTGCTGTCAACTCATAATCTCCCAAATTGATACCATCTATTTCATATTCTTCTTCACTTAACACCAAATCACTCTGTATAGTCACATTGAAATTACTTGTGGCATTTGCTGTTGCTATATTATTTGGATTATCTGCTAACTGAGTACCTGCACCAAATGTTTTCATTGCCTCATTTACTACTATGTTACCATATAATTGATTATTTAGACTTAAATTACCATAAGTGCCATTATACACACCTGGTATAGGTAATGCTACTACTGGTATACTGGGTATACCGCTGTTACCCATTTCTCCTTCATTTTGTGCATCTGTGTGATCATATATCTGAGAATCATGAAACATAAGTATAACTTTTGCTGTTAATAATCCATCGCCATTATCCATTTCTGTAACACGCATAACTCTGTATGCCGCATTGGTAAAACCGTGCCTTGCACTTGTTACTTTTACTACATCTCCTACATCCACTGTGAGTGCTGTATGATTAGCCTCAAATTCCAGTGTTCTACCCAATCTGCCCTGTTTTAAATCTATATTACCCAGGTTTGTTGCTCTGGCTTTATCGTTTGTTAAGAATAGTCTGGTACTTAATGTGTTAAGTGGCTCATTTGTTATTCTGTTTATACTAGGGAACGATTGTGGACCCATTACAGGCACTTCCAAAAATACATTATCTGTTTGATCTTTTGCTTCACCGTTACTGTATTCTATATCTGCCTGATTATATGTAGTATAAAGATCAGGTTCTGTTAATGTTATACTGCTGACAATGTTATCATCATTAAACACGAATGCATTTGCAAATTCGGCTGTTGTAACTAATCTGTTAGGAACTACTGCGAATTTACCCTGTTTTGCATTATATGTAAAGAATGTAGCACTATTTTGACATATCTGATCTATGTTTGTTAAATTGGGCTGGAATGTACTTAATCCACCGTTAATCTGCCATTGACTTTGTGTTGCACTACCACCTGCACTGGTAGTATATGATACCTGAGTATTTGCATAATCATACATATCATCAAAAGAGGTTAAATCTAAATCATCATCTGTTAATCCACAACCATAACGATCATTTTTAAGATAATCCAATAACACATTAGCAGGATTGTTTAGACTGTTATTAAAATCATAACTTATAGTTCCTAAACCCTGTAAACCATTACCTGCATCATAATCTATTTCCACAATACTTATAATTGCATTACTACCCAATTTATTTGGATCACTTATCCAATTTGTAAACATACTATTGGCATTTACGGCTGTTGTACTACCTCCTGGCACTGGGAATATTTGTGCTGATGCACTGGTATTACCTGCGTATACTCTGCATCTGATTTTACCATTTACATTTGTAACTGCTGTACCATTTGGGTCTGTTAGACTTACTACTGTATGAGCACTTGCACCACTACCAAAATTTAACTTACTGTCTCCTCTATATACACCATCTATTGTTACAGTACCTGAGTCTGTTTGTTCTCCAATAGCAAATGCATACACCATTGTGTTATTTTGGTTTTTAATCATGGCATCTATAGCGATACCACCCAGAAAGGATTGTCCATAATATACTGGTAATTTATTATCTGTGCTGGGATCTAATTGTACTTTAACACCAGGATCTTTTGCTGATTGTATGTTGGGTACACCTGGTCCCAATGCTTTTGCTGTGGCTATTGCTATACCACCTGCTAATAAAGAGGTAGCAATACCTAAACCAGTTAATGTTCCTGCCGCGGCAAAGGCTGCCGCAAATCCGGCTCCTGTAATTGCGCCTGTTATAGCCGCCGCTATTGCTGTAAATACTGCCATTATCTATCCCTCATAAACATAATTTGTTTCTACTTCACGCCAACCGCGTTTTTCTAAATCAAAATCTGGTGATTGTACCATATTTGTCAGTGTAAATGCTTCTATTATGCCTTTTTCCTTTAATTGTTTACCGAACTTTATATATTCTATTAATAATTTATATCCCAATGTGGTATTTCTGGCTTCTGGCTCTACCCACCAAGCATATTCTCTCAATATTTGCACATGTGGTAACCAGGGATCAGGACTTATACCTGCTACTAGCATACCCAGTGGCTTATCCTCTTTTTCTGCTATAAGAATTATGCCTTTTTTCATAAATCCTGTAATTAAATTGGTAATATAATTTGGATTGTATTCAGGATTATGAAATGCTGTAAAAGGAGCCGCATTTGCAAAATTAATCATCATTTCCATAATGATTTCATAATCTCCTATACCTGCTCGTCTGATCATTTATCTTTCCTGTATACTTTTATAACGATTACGGTTTCCGCCACCGCCTCCACCACGGCCGCCACCGCCTCC